GGGTATGAATAATATGGGTATGAATAATATGGGTATGAATAATATGGGTATGAATAATATGGGTATGAATAATATGGGTATGAATAATATGGGTATGAATAATATGGGTATGAATAATATGGGAAATAATATGGGTAATAATATGGGAAATAATATGGGAAATGGATATGATCAAACAAATTCATTTGATTATTCATTTGCACCTGGAGTTAATAATATGGGAAATGATTTAAATGCAGCATTTAATGGAACTGATGTTTTTAATGGTCCAGGTTCATTAAATGAAAGTTATTCACAACCAAATGGTATAATGATGGGAGATAGTACAATAAATAATAATGGACATAATATACAAAATAGAAATAATGGAAATAATGGAAATATAATAAATTTTAATGATAATACAAATCCAGAGACAAGATTAAAAATGATGGAATCTGAACGCAATCAAGCAATAAATATTCCAAATAATGGTAAATTTGATCCAACAAAATCACCATATCAAATGAATCAAATGATTAATAATAAATCAAATAATACAAATAATTTATCTAATGATAATTTTTTTTTTTTAGCTAATAATAATAATAGTAATATTTCTGGTAATAATTTAAATGAAATGAACACTTTTGAAAATAATATTCAATTATTATCAAAAAATAAAACATCTGGTAAATTATTAAAATCTAAAAAAAAGAAAGAACAAAAAAAATCAAATAAAAATTCCAAAGCATCATTATCTAAAAATAATAAAAAATCAAATATTAAATTAACAGAATTAGATTCTATGAATTCATTAGATTCATTGGATTTAGATTTAGAAATAAAAAAATTAAAAAAACAATTAAATAAAAAAAATGAGTTAAAATCTAATAAAATAGAAAAATTTGACAAATTAAATAAAAATGAAGATAAGAAAGATGAGAATAAAGATGATAAAGATGAGAATGAAGATAATGTTAAAAAAGCATTAGTAAAATTATTAATAGAAGCAAAAGAAAAAAAAAATAACAATAATGAATTAAAATCTAATTCATCATCAAATAATGAACAATTACAAAATACAAAAAAAATAAATGAAGATTCTGATAATTCTATGAAAATTATTTTTAAAAATAAAGCACAAAATATATATATTGATTCTGATAAAGAAAATAATACAATAACAAAATATGATAATAATAAAAAAATTCAATATAATAATATTAATGAGAAATTATCAGATATAATTAATAATAAAAGTTCAAATGTTAAACATACATCAACATTACAAAAATTAAATAATAAAGCAAATAAAAATAATTTATCAATAATATCAAATCAATTTACAGAAAAAGAATGTTATAATGATTATATGATAAAATTATCAAAATCAATAAGATTACAAGATTTAAATATAAATAATATTATATTGCCAAAAAGAAATTCAAAGAATATATTAGAAAATAATAATCAATTAGAAATAGAATTCAGTTCAGGAAGTCAAATATTTGAATTAGAACCAGATTATTATAATAGATATGAGATTGTAGAATATTTAAATGAATGTTTTGAAACGTATTCATTAAATATTAATATATATATAGATAATAATGATATATTTATTATTGAATCAACTTTAGGTGAAAAATTTAGATTATTATCATCAGATAATAGCATACTTCCATACTTGGGATTTTGTAAAAATGCATATTTAAATAAAACAAAATATATTGCAGAGAATTCAATGGATATAGGTGATAATATATTTTATTTAGTAATAGAAAATATTTCTCCTGAACCAATGTTTAAAATAGATATGGATAAAAATGAAAATTATGTAGAAAAAATATTAGAATTAAATAATGATATAGAAATAGATCATTTAATAATACAATTTTATAAAACAAAAAAAAATATAATTAAAAATGATTTAGAATATTCATTTTTTTTTGAATCAGAACATGAAATAGATTTTGAATTTATATAAAAATTAAAATTTAGTATGATCTGATTTACCAAAATATTTAATTCTACATTTATTAACTTGATTATCTGATAATCTTTTATTACTTATATGATCAAATAATTTACCTTTTAATAATCTTAATATAAAATTAATTGAATAGACTCCACATTCAGAATTTCCTTTTTGATGTTGTGTTTTATTATGTCTAATATCAATATTATTAATTTTTTTTGATTGAAGATATTTTTCTAATAATTTCATAAAATTATTAACTTCTTTAGGAGGTCTAATACCTAATGAATCAGAAAAATATATTTGTGATTTTGTGAAATCACAAAATAGAGAAATCCAATGTTTACCTTTTTGATAACTTTTATCAGTATTAAAAATAATACCGATTTTTTGTATACCTTCTTTTTCCAAATTTTCAAAATTTAATGTTTTAAAAGGTAAATAATTTAAATCCATAAAATCTAAAGGAACAGCACCTAAGAATTTAAAACCAGGATATTTTTCTTCATATTGATATAAAACTTGATTAATATCAATAGTAGATAACCAATCAAAACGTCCTTGAGGTCCATCAGGTCTAAAAACTTTATTTTCCAAATGATCTTTTTCTTCTTCAGATAATAATTCTAAATATTTACTATTAATCCAATCTTTTTGATCTCCTTCAAATTTTTTACCTAATTCATATAATAAATATTTTTTATAATCATCAGGATATAATGTATCTAATCTTGAGTCTAATTTTATATTTGAATTATTATTTGCATTATATTTATTATATGATTCTGCCATTTTAATTAATAATTCTAAAGGAATACATGAACCACTTTTAAATTCTAAATGAGGAGCACATTTTTTTGCACTTGGATCAATTGGCATAACATCTTCAATATTTATATATGGGATAGGTTTTTTCATGTTGCAAATTTATATAATAAAATAATATATAATATTTTTATTAAAAATAAAAGATTTGTATTTTATAAAAATTATAAAAATTTTTTAGTATTAAATTTTTAAATCTTATCTTAACTTAATAATAAATGAAAATAATTAAACTTATAATTAAGATTTTGATTGAAATATTTTATTATATTTTTAAATATAAAAATAATGAAGATATTATAATAACTATTCTTGATAATATAGCTGATTATAATATAATATTTATTAAAATATTTCAATGGTGTTGGATGAATAATCAATATTTAACAGATAAAATAAAAAATAAATTTTATTCTTATACAACAAATACTCCTTATGTAGATTCTGATATTAATTTTAAAAGTTTAATAAATCTTTATTTAATTGCAAAAGAAAAAAAAGATAATTTTGAATTATATGATATAAAACCAATAAATTCAGGAACAATATCTTTAATTTTTAGAGGAAAATTAAATAATAATGAAATTATTATTAAAGTACTTAGAAATAATATTAAAGAAAATTTAAATAATGATTTAAATTTATTAACAAAAATTGAATTAATATTATATAATATTCCTTATTACTCAAAATTTTTTTGCAATAAAATATTTTCCAAAAATAAATTAAATATTTTAAATCAAGTAAATTTTAATAATGAATGTGAGAATATATTATTATTTCATAAAAATTTTCACACAAAAAATATAACTATTCCTAATGTTTATGAATCATATACAAAATTAGACTCTAATATAATTATAATGGATTATATCAATGGTAAACATTTATCTGAATTAAATAATGAAGAACTTGATTATTATTTTAACCCATTTATGAAATTTATAATGAATTCAATTTTTATAAAAAATATTTTTCATTGTGATTTACATCAAGGAAATATTTTATTTTTAAAAAAAGAACTTAATGGCAAAATTATTTATAATATTGGAATAATTGATATGGGTATGATATCAACAATAAATATTGATGATGTTAATTTTATATACTTGTGGTTAAATGGAATTTTTAATTATAAATTTATTGAATTTATTGAATTTATGAAAAATAAAAATAATTATTTATATATATTTGATAATTATTTAAAAATAAATGAATGTATGGATTATTTATTAGATTTGTATGAAAAAAAAGAAATTTTTCATAATTTTGAAAATAATAAAGTGTTAATTAATGATATTTATTATTTTCTATTTATATTAAAAAAATTTAAATGTGAAATTTCATCAAAATATAATTTTTTTATATTATCTTTAATACCAATTTTTAATCTTATAATTACATTAGGTCCTAATATAGAAAAAAAAAAATATCTTAAAGATAAATTAGAAAAAATGACAAATATATATATATCAGATTAAGTAGATTTTGAAAAATAAACTAATAATTTTTTTATAAAATTAAAAAACATAAATCCAATTGCATTTTCTGCATATATTGGAACTTTTGTATTATTAATAAATTTTAATTTTATATTTAATTCTGAATTAACAAGTTCAATATTAAATAAAATATTATCTATTTCTATTTTTTTATAATTACATTTGTTAATTGTGATATTATTTTTTTTTCCCAATAATATTATATTATTATCATTATTCTTTTTTATATTAATTGAAAATGTTATATAGTAAATTTTTATTAAATTATTTAAATCATCTGAACTATCTGAATTAACATTTTGTAAATTATCATTAAAACATAATATTATATCAGAATCAATATTATTTGAATTTGTTATTATTTTACATTTTGTTATTATTTTATTATTAAGTAATTTTATTAAATTAAATATTTCTAAATTTTCTGTTAAATTAATTATATTACATGGTAGTTTTACTTTTATTGATGCTTCTAATTTAAATTTATTATCTTTTTTCTCTAATAATATATTATCTTTATTAATAATTGTTTTATAACTACTCATTTAATATTATAATAGATAATAAATTTATATAAATTTATATTAATATAAATTTATATAAAATTTTTGTAATTGTGTAAATTATACTATAAAAAGAACATTACAAGTTAAGAAGTAAAATATCAATCAAGTCTATAATAAATACAATTACACTAAATTATACTAAATTAACTGAAAAGTATCCAGATTTATAGTAAAAAGTGTAATAATAATATATAATAATACAAAAAATTGTTATATTATTATATAAATTTTTTTAATAAAATTTAATATTAAAAATTGAATATTAAATTATTTGGAAGATACAATAAATAATATATTACATTAATATGTCTGAAAATAAACAAAAAATTATAGAAAATTGTTGTATTGAGGAGGATAAAGAAATAGAAAAGTATGAAATGATAAAGAATATAAATTTGTCATTTGATAAATTACTTATTGATGAAGAAGATAATGAAGAAATAGAAAAGTATGAAATGATAAAGAATATAAATTTGTCATTTGATAAATCATTTATTGATGAAGAAGA